TCATTGGAGTATCAACTGTAGTGGATTTTACCCTATAGTCTGCTTCTTGAATATCTGTCATTCCATTTGGAAATTGTAAGACTGCATCACTTGTACTATGAGTAGCTGCCGTGCTTCCATTAACCCCTCTTACACAACCTGTTAAATCTAAACTGGAAATTCCTGTATAAGTAATTTGTTCACTGTTAATGGTTATGATTCCACCGGTTGTTGGCATACCTGTAACTGAAGCAACTCCAATTGTTGTTACACTTGCATTTATTCCTGCAGATAACGTAGTTGAAATACCGGAAGATGTTCCATCAGATGGTGAACGATAAAAAGTATAGACAGCTTGACTATCTACTAATGCAACGTTTTGATTTTTTACTTCCCAGAACTGAAGTCCTCTATTACCCCATTCAGAAAATAAAATGTTTAATGATCTTTTAGCAGTTTTAAGTTGGTATCCAGAAGTACCCTGCATCCCAATACGTTCGTATGCATCTTCTATAATTTCCTCTATACCTAGATTCTTATCGAAAACATAAGAGCCGGAAGTTGTATTAGCCATCTAGTCTCCTATGCGTAATAGGCTGTAAATGAATCTATAGCTGATAATGTTACATAAGCTGCAGTAGCGAATTTAACGCCGTCACCACCAAAAGTAAAATTTAAAGTATCATTGCTTGTACTTCCACCTTTTAAGTGAATTTTAATGTCACCAGCTGCAGAAGTATTATCATGAATAGTTATTTCACCATCTGCTCCTGTTAGGTGTGCATTAATACTTATAATTCGGATTGGCCCCAAGTTAGCCGCTGATCCAGCAATGTAGCCTTGAAGTGCTCCCGTAGATGTTAGCTCTATTGATGCTTTAACATCAGATAATTGTGTACCCATAATTTTCTCCTTAATTGTGAGCTCCCGAAGGAGCTCACTTTATTTTATTAGCTTAGATTATTATTTTGTTGGTACAAAATAGTAGCTCTAATTTCGCCTCCTGAAGTAGCACCAGTACTCGTCCACGTCAGTTTTAGGTCTGCAGTTCCTGTATCAGCCCAAGCCAGTGCTCCACCAGCTTCTGTTGTTGGATATGCTCGTCCAACACCATCAGCTATTGCAATTGAAAATGAGTTGAGCAAAGAAGTATTTCCACCAACTGTGTCTCCAATACTGAAAACGCACGTAGCACCAGCCATTACGGTTGGTTTATCAAGTACGATATCAATAACTTGTGAATTAGCTGGAATAACGACAGTTGTAGAGTTTGCCGCAGAAGCTCCACTCGCAAGTGAAGTACCTGTTGAAAACGTCTGTGCCATTACAACTTGTCCAGTGTTTTTAACATTTGAACCAAGTGTAGTTCCAGTTGTGTTTGAAATCGTTCCCGCTTTTATCGGTCCCGAAAATGTAGTTGTTGCCATAATATCCTCCTAGAATATTTAAATGTAGTCACCTAGGGTGTGTCGACTATACGCGTCTACATTTAAGCATTGTTAATATGTATAGTGAGTAAAATATATACTAGTTTTGATTAGAGCGCAAGAGGGTATGCAATGTGGAACAGAATTTTCCAACGATGTAGCTTTTGTTTAAGTAGCTACAGAAACTTGTGCGGCAGCACTATTAATTGCATTTTCTCTATCTGCAATTTTAGACTCCTCGGCTTTAATCTCATTGATAGTGTTTCTAATAGCATTATCAATTTTGACCATATCAAGAGTATATTTTCCACTTTGCTCATACTCTAGCTGCCACTTCAACTCCAAGGACCTTTTTTGACTGTACAGTTCTTGTACCATCAACAACCTCCTCATAGGTTAGTCTTTGTATCTTTGGATCCATCATTTCTCCAAGATACTCCCACTTTATACTCTTTTCTCCAAGTTTGTCAACTATAGCGTTTTCTATAGCTAATGGGGCTTCTATGCAGTTTATAACGAAATCTGCATGATATTGGTAGGCATTAATTTGTACTCTGAAGTTTTTAGGGTGCATTTTTCCTTTCTATATATTGATTGTGGCGGAACTGTGTCCCGCCACAAAAAGTTTTTTAAGTATTACGCTCCAGCTGTTCCGAAGATACCTCTAGGGTCTGATACGCCAAAAACGTATCTTTCTCTAGCTTTGTATCTAACGTTGCCAGTATCGAAATCACCTTCCATCTTAGTAGATAGAGGAGTTCTTTCGAAATGTTTCATACCATTTGGCACATCTGTTTTAATGAACCAAGCATCAGTGTCTGTTAAGAAATTATTAACAGAGTATCCTTGAGGAATCATCCCCATAGATTTGACTGCGTTGATATCATTATCAGCAGTTCCAACTCTGCCTGCAGACTTCATAAGTCTTTCAGCTGTGAATTGTAGTGCAGATGGGATTAACATCTTCATACCTTTAGCAGCGATTTTTAAACCTCTTTCATCAGTAAGCGCAGCAATATCAATTAATGCTTGCTCCAATGAAGTTTCGTTTAAGTCAGCTGCAGTCGATAACTGGTTCGAGAACGTTCCAGCAATCGTTGGGTGTGACGCGTTTAACAAAGTTACACCGTCGCCTGATGAAAAAGATCCACCAGTTTGTCCATTGTTTAATGGAGACGCTGCTTTAACTTGTTTTGTTTGAGCCATAGATCTTGCTAAAGCTTTAGTATATCTAGAAGCCAGTCTGTCATACAAGTTATCCTCAATTGCTTCCTCAGTGATAGCAAAAGCGAGAGCAACTGTCTCGTTAGTGTATCTAGCTGTGAAAGTTTCTTGAGCATTATCGTATGTAACACCTGAACCTTCCGGTTTTACTTGTGCTTGAGCGAAACCTGACAACATAACTTCCTCTTCGAAAGCTCTGTCAGATGACTCAGTTGTATAAATCTCAGCGGACTGATTTTCATACTGTTTATATTCCAGGCCGAATAAAGCATTCAAACCCGGCTCTAGTTCTTTAACTAGTTGATTACGTGATATAGCCATAGTTTTTCCTCCTTATACCCCTGCTCTTGCGGTGTCATTTCCAATCAAGATGTGTTCTCTGATTTGAACTCTAAGAGCAAAGCCCTCAGCAGTTATATCAGAAGCATCTGGATCTTTAGAAACACCTATTATAAACAATTGTGCCAGTGTAGTCGCTGTTGTAGCCGAAATTTTTGATTTCGATATGAACAACGGTGAAGTACCGACAGCGTTTACTTGATCCGCGTTGTGTCCAACCTCATTTTGGTTGAAAGCCGTATCAGCAGACATAATTTCATACATCTGCATAGGATCGTCATTAATAAAAGCAACAATATCCGTAGCAGTATTACTTGCTGGCGAATAGTTACTCCATGTTGGTTTAGATGTGGTAGCATCAGTGTAAAACACCCCATTCAGAGTGCCGAGGTTGTTAGTTCCTCCGCTCCCTGCCGCGAGGCAAACTCCATCAGCAGTTAATTGCACTAAACATGCGTGCGAAATTAAAGCTGAAGAAGCCGCAACACTGTACTCAGAAAGTCCAGCACTGTTGTAGTTCTGCGCTATCTTTTTAATGGGCCTATAACCAAACCCAGTTGTTGACGCATTAGCCATTTGTCGTTTCTCCTTATGTGACCTGTCCTTGCGGACCTCCAGTCACGGTTAATGTCAATCGCTGGTTGGAAAATTTAAATTTTAACTTTTCTTCCCACCGAAGGTCGTACGAGACTGTCTATCAATATCGATAGGCATTCCCTTATGCTGTTCCTTCATAAGATCGTTGTCGATTGCGGTCATTTGATCTTGAGCTTGCTGTGCAAAATACTCTTGTCTTGACCTTGCGATCTCTTCCGGTACCCTAGTCAGCACTAGGCCTCCGTGCCCGATAACCCCTGCGTATTTGCCGTCGGCGATTGCTGGATAGTCTTCATTAGGATATTCATCGGCTCTTACTAATTCATAACCAGACCTTAAGCGTCCTTGTATGTTTTTCGTGTCGACGAACCCTAGGATTTCTACCCTGACCCATCTGTGTCTGAATCCTTCTGGCGCGTTGGGCGTATCTAAGTACGATGGTGGAGCCCAAACTTTTGGTTGCACTTTAGGTGCTACCGCTTTTGCTTGTGATTTTACTTTTGTAGAATCACTTTTAGTTTGACTCGCACGAGTTGGTTTATTTGTATTCATATGCCTATACCTCCTTCGTGTTTATAAGTTGTTTCGCATACTCTTCTAGTGGCACACCTAATTTTTTCGCTATTGCGACTTGAGACGATGTGAGCCTCACTTGTTTGCGACCAGTCTTTGAACTACGCGTTGCAGAGGCAACGTTTTGTGTAGGTCTACTAATCGTCTTTTCTACACTCTTATTACCAAATTTGTGGGGGAATTCAAGTCTTATTCTTTTATCCACCTCAGAATAATATTCATCTGATTGTGGGTCTAGTCCCTCTTCTTCGGTTAACTTTCGGTGTAAATCAAACGCTGTGTACGTCATGGCATTATCTTTGCCAAACCACTCATTTTTCTCCGCCCAGGATTCCGCTTTCGGATCTCTTGGGGGTTGTTGTATTGGTTGTTGTTGTTGAACAGGGCGCTCTTGAGCTTCTTTAGCAGCCGTTTCCTGCATTTGATGCTGGGTCTTTAATTCTGCTAACTTACCTTGTTCATAACCTAATTGTGAGATAGCCGTTAAAGCTTCCACTTCAGCCTTAGAATCCTCACTTTGTCTAGCTGAAGCTAATTTAGCTTGTGCTGCTGCAATTGAAGATGAAATTCTGCCTTCCATTTCTGTGGCATAATTTTTATCTAAAGATGTTGCAGTTGTATGAAGCTGATCTCTTTCATCTTTTACGCTTCTAGCATAACGCAAAGCTTCTTCTCTTTGCCTTTCTGCTTCACGCATTTTCTTAGTGAGTTTAGCTATTCTTTTCTTAACTCCTTCAGAATATTCTTCAACTTCCCTAGTGTTATCTGGTTGCTTATCACTCCCTTCTTCAGAAGTTTTTTGTTCAACCTTACCACCTTCTGATTTTTGAACGTCCTCGCTATCTCGAACATTTGACTGCTCACTAGATTTCTCAGATGTATCAGCGGGCTGATCATCGTATGTAACATTTGCTTCATTTTTTTTCTCCTCTTTTTCATATGTTTTTTCTTCTTCCTTTTGTGTTTCAGGAAGATCAACACTTGCACCCGGTCCGGATGTATCTAAATCAACCATTGGTTCATTAGATATTTTTTCTTCTTTTTCTGGCATAGTTTTTTTCTCCTTCTATGTTTAAAATTCGTGGAATATATCTTCAGGGTTTTCCACGGTCGCTAAAACTTCATCATCATTGAGAAGTCTTATCTCACCCCCATCGATTCTAATTCGTGATCCGGCATATCTTGCAAAGATAATCCAATCACCTTTCTTGCACCAGGGACCTTCTGGATATCTTTCTTTATCATAGCAATGTGGGCCCATATCCAATATTAAACCACAAGTCGATGCTACTTGTGATCGTTCTACTGTTTCGTCTGCTAATAATATTCCGCCTTTAGTTTTATCTTTTTGTTTAAAAGGTAAAACTAAAATTCTCCAACCCGTAGGGACTGGTAATTTTGCTGATGCTGATTTTAAATCTTGTTCTTCTTGTTTGGTTGTTTTAACACCAACTAATTCTTTATTTGGTAACTCAATCTTTGGATTTTGAGTTGATGTTGATAACTGTTCCTTCATTGTCTTTTTGCTCCTTTTTGTTTAGCAGGCTGGATACTTCCTGACTTAAATATTGATACGTTCGTATCTGTCCTAACATATACTGATATTTCTCCATATTGTCAACACCACCTGATGCCATCGCGGACACAATATCATCATGTCTCATTTTTATAATTTTTCTTATCTTGTCTATAAAAGTTAATTCATCCATTATTTTTTTTTCCTTTTTGTTTTCTTTACTGGTTTACTTCCGTATTTTTTAGTCCACTTTCTTGCTATTGCTGGTTCCTTCTTCCACAAGTATCTTCTTTGTTTTTCTGATTTAAATGGCATTACATTTCCTCCCTTGGAATATTATAGTCCTTTAAAACTGATAGTTTCTCTTCAGCACTTGCAATTTTATGTAATAAACAATCTAATTCTTTTTGATGATTAAGATGTTCACTTACAGCTACAGAATTTTCTAAAAGTAGCTTAATTGAAGCATCTGCTGCCGATATTTCGGCTTCAAATTGTTTTTCTAATGCTGTTATTAATGCCTGTCTCATATTTCATAGCGTGCTTATCCTCGTTTCATTTTTTTAAAGGTTTGAGCAAGTCTTGCACGTTGTCCTAACTTACCACCCTTTTTAGCAGCAGCATTTAATTTAGCCGCTGGAATTTTTTTGCCTTTTTTAATACCTAAAGATTTTCTTAAAGCTCCCGGTTTCTTGACAGCTTTTTGAATCCAATTTTTAGCCATTGTTTTCGTCTAAAACAAGCAGACAATCTCCACAATATTTAACTTTTTTAGAAATACCATTTGAATGATTGCAACTTACTTTAAAAGTAAAAATACTTTTAATTTTGTCAATGATTTTCTTGATCATGACTACTTATTGATTTTGCCAGACTTCTTAGCTTTAGAACCAAACTTACCATAAGACTCATTAGCAGAAGCTCTTAATTGTTTCTTAGTTCTTTTCTTACGAATTCTCATAGCGATAGATTCATCTTTTCTATCTTTGTAGCCTTGTTTTTTAACACTGCCACCTTTTTTGTACATAGCTCCACCAGCCATTCCCATGTCTGAAGGATAGTAACCAGCTCTCTCATCTCTTCTAGCCACTGGGCCCATTATTCCGCCACCTTGAGCTTTAGCTCTGCCACCTGTAGCAAATCTTGTTCTTCCTGGTCTTACTCCATTTTGTCTCATATTATTTTTTCCCCTTTTTTAAAGCTCTTCCGAAACCACGTTTTGCAATTCCAGTAACTCTTCCACCTGATTTATAGGCACTACCACCTTTAGCTCTCCATATACTTCTATTAGGAGCCATAGTTTGATCCCCTGTCCATTGTCTTGCTGGTCCAGTGTTTCCCATAGTGTGAGAAAGGTGTGCTGGCATCGTTTGATCAGAATATGCATCGTTGGATGTCATTAATCTTTTAGCTCTGGCATGCGCATCACCTTTAGGTAGTCTTGCACCACCTGCTGCTCCTGATGCTAAAAACGGGCTCGATGTTCCTCTTGCTCTTTTAGCTAATGCTAAACCACCTGCTAAAGCAGCTCCAGCCATTAAAGCTTTTCCTAATTTTTTCTTCCAAGACCTTTTTTTCTTTGCCATAGTGTTATCCTTATATGTAAATTGTTAATTAATGTCCACCTTTATTTCTTACCATTCCTAAAGATCTGTGTACCCTTAATACCAAAAATACTGGCGCAGACAAGAATCCATAAATTTGTAAACCATGTCGGCAACGCCTGGAAATGCTCAAAGAACACTTTTATCTTCTCCATAGCAGCCGGATCGTCTGACCAGACCCCCCAGGCCAAAATTATTATTGGGAGTGTGAGAATTGCTAAAACGACCTCGTCCTTGTAGTCGTTTTGACGGGCTTCTAAAAGTTTGCCCTGGTAAGCTTCCTCACCTCGGGCCATCTTAGATGCATGCATGTGCTGTGCATCGGCCATAGCCATCTTTGTCTCTTGACGCTTTTTGTAGATGTGAGTACCTGCGTTGAGAGCTAGTTTAATAGCACCAAACCACATACTACCACCAACTTACTTTAGACTTTTTCGAAGCTAACATTCTTCTTTGGCCACCAACTTTATTTACAACTGGCTCACCTTGAGGAACTTTAACTTCTACTGCTTTTCCATAACCATCACTATTGACATTAAGTGTGTTTGACATATCCGCTTTTGGCGTGTCAGACACAACTTTACCAATAAAGTTTGGGTTATTTTTTGTCCAAAAT